AACTCCGTATCTGGGGAGCGGCGTCACTCGCTCGGCCGTAGCCGTTTCCCCGTGCTTTCTGAGTGCTTTCACGGGCACCATCCGCTCATCAGTTCTCTTCGTCTGATTTGTCGTTTGGTTCGGTCGTGAATGAGCATCCGAAGCCGGTCACTTCAAGCCCTTCTGTTTCATTGAGCCCTTTGTTTGTTTTGAGTGTTGGGTTCGTGTGCTTGAGTTTACGGTTGGTGTCTTCTTTTTCCCCCGTGCGTCAGAAATGGCCTTTGCCGCGGAATGTGCAAGTTGCAACATATTTCCACCAGGTATTAGCGGTGCTGCAAACTTTATCCCCTTTCCTACGGCCTGAAGGATCCTCTGGTGGGTATTGTTTTCATAGAAGAGACCAGCTCGCATCACAGCAAGCATTGCCGCATGGTACGTTTCAATTGGCATGCGTGAGTAATCTAACTGGTATAATGTAGAAATTGTGCGAAACTCCCAATGTGTGTCCAAGGTCAAAGCCAGCTGTGTGTCGTCCGTCATGTCCAAATCCGTCAAAATGATTGCGTTCATATATCGGGGACTTAGGTTCATCACTGGACGTTCAGCTAGTCGTTCAGGGACAAAGATTGGCACAGAGCTGCCACCGGTTCCGATTAAAGCATCGTTTACACGCACAGTCTCGTAAGGGGTAGTAAATACGAGACTCTCTTGGTCCGGAGCCGTGAAAGTGTACGCGCCCTTCTCTAGCGCCCCGAAATAACGAGTCTCAGGGTTCGAAGTGGACACAGTCGGCACATCCGCGTTCATGAACGTGCGTCCAGAGTCTGGGTTAAAAATAACTCTGGATGATTCAACTGTGCCTTCCTTGTTCAGAACCTTTGTTACATTGGTTAGTAACAAAGCGCTAGCATTCAAGCGGGTGGACCGGAATGGTGCGACGGAGTTGTAATACTCTGGATTCACCGAAGTGGCAGGGTAAGAAAGACAACGAAATGTCTTCATGGTCCCGGGTGGCTGCGAGCCCTTTTCGGCCAATAGTATAGTTGGGTATACGCTGATGGCCGGGTAAAGGCTTAGGCTACCATCGCTCTGCTTAATCTTGAGCTGGCCGGTGTAAGTCAGGGATTTGATCCGGACTAACGCCGTGTTCGGATCAATATTGAAAAAGCCGGTGTAAGCTCCTGGGAGCTCGTTTGTCTTGGTATAATCCATGTCACAAATCATGGAGCC